GAAGGTCACGTTGGCCGTGAAGGTCAAAACAAAATTCTGATATGTTTGGAAATCCAACGTGGTATTACCAGAAATCGAAGCTGTTTGAGTTGAACCCACCGCCGCATGGCTGAACTGTGTTACTTGGTTTTCATCAATTGCAAACGCTACGGTAGTGCCAACCGTGGACCCCAAACCAAACACAAGATCATCAGCAGAATCGTCCAGACCTATGTAGAAGTCTTGAGCATTACCGTCAAAGACAAGCTTTGAGTCAACTTCCGCACCATCACCTAATGTTACAGAGTCGTCGTCCATGGTAAGTATGGAGTTCGTTCCTACAGCGGAACCTACACCAATTACCAATTTATCGGCACTATCGTCTAGTCCAACATAGAAATCTTTCGCGTTCCCGTCATACACGATCTTGGTATCAGCCGCCGCGCCGTCGCCAATCGTAACAGCATCATCGTCTATCGTCATAACACCGTTTGTTCCAACGGTGGAGCCCACGCCAACCACCAACTTGTCGGCGCTATCGTCTAGGCCCACGTAGAAGTCTTTTGCGTTGCCGTTATAAACAAGTTTCGTGTCTTCAGCCGTGCCGTCACCTATGGTTACCGCCGCCGCTGGGAATACCACAGCTTGGTTTTCATCTATGGATACGGCTGGCGTTGTGCCGACAACGGAACCTGAACCGATTACAAGATCGTCCGCAGAGTCATCTAGGCCAATGTAAAAGTCCTGTGCGTTTCCATCAAAAACAATCTTAGTGTCTTCGGCAGTGCCGTCACCTATCCGCAGAGCATCCGACACATACAAACTTGCAAACGCATCCGTGACTGCTGCTCCAGATCCCGCGCCATCGCAAAACACAACCGCCGTATGTCCATTTGGTATGGTTATGTTCGCACCAGATCCTTGCGATATGATCGTAGAATAAGGGCCACTAGAACCAGAATCCGTCGTCGCATTAATAAAGATAAAATATGCTGTCGTTGTATTTGGCGCCACGGTAACCGTATTGTTAGCACCAAGCGCCCCTGTAAATTTTATAACACGAAACATACCGTCTTGAAGATTCTCGGTTCCAGAGTCGGGAGACGCTTCTCGAACTGTCAACGAATGCGTAGTGCCAGTTAGCCCAACAGCCTTAAATGACGCTACGCGGTCCAGTATGTCCAGGTTGTGGTTAGTAGTGTTTCCCCACGCTCCAGACTGTTCACCAGACCCAATCTTTTCAATTCCAAAATTTGTTGTGTATGAAGATGCCATCGTACCGTCCTTATGCTGCTATCTGTGTCCAATTAGGTGTTTGCGAGTCATCAATGCTACTCCATACTAAAGCATTACTAGATAGAGCTTGTGCGGAAACACCCGTAACTGGAAAAGTTAAATTTATCTGAACATCTCCTACTGAAGTAGACGCCGAAACACCTGTAACAGAGGCCGTAGAATTGGTTTCCGCAACCACGGTCCCTATAGATGCGGACGAGGATACTCCAGAAGGCTGTGCCAATACAGAAGAAAATACGGATACCGTGCCAATAGAAGCCGCTGCGGAAACTCCCGCAGCAACCACATCCCCAGTTATTGATACGGTGGCGGTGCCAATAGAAGCCGTTGCTGAAACCCCCGTTACGACAACAGGAGAGGGACTGTTCCAAGCTCCTGAGTTCCACGTTTCTCGGTTCCAGCCAGAGATGGCAACGTCTGTGTTAGCTGTTCCCCCCATTCCAGAATGAGAACTACAATAATAGTAGAGCGTTGAAGCTCCCGCAGCCACAGTGATTTGAGTAAACGCTCCAGAGTTACCTGGAGTTCCAGAGGTGGTTACACCAGTTGTGTACTCTGAACCACTATTATGAGTTCCGTCAGATGTAGTAGAGAACCTGAGAGGATGTCCTGAATTTGAGCTATCCGCTTGGTCAAATTTGTATGTAGCGCCCTCTACAAGGTTAAGGGTAGCTTGTTGATTACCATTAATAGCGTATTTGTTACCGCTTCCAGTGCTAACAACAGTTACGGTAAAAGTAGTAGTCATTAGCCAATCCTAATCACCGCGTTATTCGCATCATTAGCGGGATATTGAATGGTAAAATCACCCGCGCTGGAGGACTTGTCCCCACCAAAGTTGATAACCGCTACGGCTGGATCTGCCGCATGATTAGTGGTGGAGCCTGTGCCTGCTGAAGAGAGCGTTGAATTATAGATCAAAGCTCCTCTAGCACTTGAAATCGTAGAAGAGGAAAACGTGGTATCCGCGAAATCTACAAAAGCAGTAGGGATTCCTCCTCCTCCCGGACCACTCGAAGAACTATCGTCACCAAGTCCAATAGTTACACTGGACAGCGCGGCACCTCCCGCAGAGTAGTTTGTGCCAGATACCTCGTTACTAGTAGTGTACCCAGTGGTGTCCGCGTCAATCGAAGCACTGTTTGTAAACATGGCTACCTTAAAAGTGTCCGCAGATATTGCGCTAGATCCTGTTCTGGTGTGAGCCGTTAAGAAATGTATCCCAGCAAGTATCTCACGTTTAAAAGTTCCGCATATCGCAGAAGTTCCTATAGCCATCACAATCTCCTTATGATCTCAGCCATGTCCTCATGGCCCTGTTGTTTCATTAACGCCCAGATCGTAGTTCTTTCGCTCTGCGCCATTCTTTCCATGTAGAAGATCAATATCTCTTTCAATCGATCTCGGTGCGCCAAAGCTTGTTCTTTAATAACAGGTGGCGCCGTATCAGAAACAACCATAATCTTATTCATAGCCATTTCAGCCATTTCTTCAGGCGAATGACCTCTGTTTGTAGAAGTAAAAACAAACGGGCTTGCAATCTCGGTTTTCGAATTACTGTCAAACATTATGAGACATCCCTTCTAAGACGATCATAACGATATTGATCTCGGGTCTGAAGACCCTCTCCTAAATTCTTTATCCACTGTAAGGACTCTTGAAACCTAGCGTTGTAAAGCTGCAACAGGTCCGCTTCGCCTTTCATAAACGTGTATGCTTCTACCAAACTACCATACAGAAGAGCAAGTTCCGCGTTGGTGCCTAGGTAACTTGTTCCGTCTCCAGAAGCTGTTATCGAAACGGGACGGAACAAGTAATGAAGCTCTACCTCGTAATCAGCATCTGGCGTTGGGGACAAAAGAAAAGTGTCCTCATCCCAATCTGCATAGTATAGAGGCAACCCCGTTGTTGTGGGATTAGGATTATAATCTTGTAAAAACGTAACTTGTTTATACAAAAGAAATTTGTTTTCAGAACTACTGACCACACTTAAAGAATTTTGCGCTAGAAAATCGTTAGGCTTAG